TTCCGGCATTTTCGATACTCATACCAACTTTTTTTACAACCATTGCAGCATCTTTTGTTGCTCTATACAACTCTAAAAGTGCCTTTTTCTGTTCATCGGAGATAGACTTACTATTTTTAGCGCAGTTTGACATCTTTTTCATGGCAACTTCTAGGTAAATAAAAGCATCTACTAGATCATCAACAATATGATTTAATTCCCAAGGCATCGAAGACGGACTTTCTGGAGTCGGTGCCGCTGCCAGAATACTATCGTTGTTTTGTTGTCGATTAAAGTTATTAGCATTTTTCTTCTGAGGAATAAAATCTTTTCTGGGTGGTGATGATGCCGCTGGATAAGAATTGGGTCCATAAGATCCCATGGCTTCTTTTAAAATTTTATCTAATCTCATTACAAAGATTTATGATGCCAATCGACCAACTCTAGAAACGTTTCCACATCTGGTGCAAACCCAATGACACTCTTTAATGACTTCTTTGGTAGTGTGATCTTTTCTCTCTTGAACTCTTCCGTTTATAGAAGCACCACAAAAAGAGCACGGCATTGGTCGGTTTTCTAAAATTGGGTAACCGTAGGATGTTTTATTTGACATAAAAATACTTATCTACTTTCGATACGCTTTCAACATTTTCAATTAAATAGCTGGTGTGTTTGGGGAATTTACTGGTGGTGTGCTAGTTTGTTGGGGTTTTTGGGTTTGCGATACTTGTGGAGGTTCGGGGTTATCACCACCCAAGAGTTGTCCAAATGCTTCCAATTCATCAGGTGTTAGATTTAAAGGTTGGTTATTCTGTTTTGCCAAGGTCCATTTTTGCATTAGAGTATTTATATGGGTTTGATCCAGTTTTGGTTTTGGTTGGACACCTTGGGGTTGTGTTGTGGTTTGCGATGGATTTTGTGGTGTTGCCATATTAACCAATGCTTCTTTATATACGTTGTCGAATTTCATGTGTAACTAATTATCATCGATTGATCCTTTTTGTAGAGTTAAAAGTATAAATAGTTAATATAAATTATGGCATCTAGAACAATTGCATCACCCGGTATTCAAATTAATGAAGTTGATTTAAGCATTATCGCTCGTCCTACAGCCGAGACTAATGTTTTTATGACGGGTTTTACACCCCAAGGACCAACTGATGAAATCATAAATGTTGGTAGCACTAGTGAATTTGAGGACATTTTCGGTCAACCAGAAAACTCGGCAGAAAGATATTTTTACCATTCCGCCAAACAAAGTTTAGAAGGATCTGCAAATCTTTTGGTAACTCGTATGCCTTACGGTTCGGGTGCTGGTGCTGGTTTTGCAAATAGTTATAGTGCATTGGTTTACCCTTTATCTTCTAACACTGCTAAGTATGCAACTTCCACTGAATTTGTTGTTCTCGAACCATATTCGGTTCTTTTGACCAACACAGAATATCAAGATGTGGTTGATGGGAGCATCAATTGGAATGATGGATATTCTACTGGTAATATTACCGATGCTTCTGGTTTGAGTAAAGCTGGTATCGTTGTTTTGGATTATGCAAAAACAACCATAAACAATATCTTTGAAGGTTACTATGTTGGATTTGCGGATAATAGCAACAACAACCCTGCCACAAATTTCGACGCTCTTAGTGGTGTCAAATCTGTAAATTCAATCACAAACAACAAGTATCAAAGTTTTACATATGTACCACCTGCTAGAATGTCATTCACCTTGACAAGCACATATTCTGCATATGGTAGTGGTTCTATATCTGAGGCAATTGAAGCACTTCCTACCGGATTCGATTTTGGCAATCCTTCTTACACGGATAGTTTGACATTGGGTATTTTTAAACTTCGCCCATCGATCTACAACCAAGATACTGTAACTCTCGATTATATCACTTCCGAAGGATATACCGGTTCTTTGAATAAAAACAGAACTCAGAATGATCCCAACGGTGGATCACCTAAGACATTTTTCTTGGAAAGCATGGTAAACCTTCGCTCTCCTAGTTTTAAGGTTATCACGAACCCATATATTTCATCTAGTGGTGATTGGACAGCACCGGATGGTAATCCACAAAAGACGGTAACAGTTTCCGATGGTGCCAAGAATCTATATTCTGCTGGTATTTACGCTACCGATACAGATAAAAGCGCAAAAGATGTCGGAAATGTTCCGGCAAAACTCCAGAGAATTTTAAGAATCTTAGAAAATGCCGATGATGTCAGAGTTGATGTCATTCCGGAAGCTGGTTTAGGAACTGTTTGGGTTGGTGCTAAGGCTCGCCAAGTTGCTTACTCGACACAACCACAGATCTTTGATGATACTTTTAATGTTGATTATAGTGTTCTTAAATCTACAGACGGGTCTATCGTCGGTGGTGTCAGAGATGATTATCTATCAATTGTTAATCAGTTTGTTAGCTTTGCTCAAAATGTTAGAAAAGATCATTTGTTCATTGCTGATGCTCTTCGTTACATTTATGTAAACGGAGATAACACCAAAACAACGAAGAGAGAAAATTATATATTTTCTACCGATATCTATTGGCCTTTGAAGAATCTCTTTGCTGGTGTTGAAACATCATATGCAACGGTGTTCGGTAACTGGTTGAAATTAAACGACACTGCATCTGATAGCCAAGTATGGGTTCCTTCTTCTGGATTTGTAGCTGCTAAATGCGCAGAAGTTGATCGAACCGCTTACCCTTGGACCGCAATTGGTGGTTTTAATCGAGGATCTTTGAATGGTGTTTCCGATATTGGTGTAACAACAACCCAGAAGCAAAGAGATCTTCTTTACAAAATTAATATCAACCCAATTGCATTCTTCCCCAATGATGGATTTGTTCTTTATGGACAAAAAACATTATACAGAAAACCATCGGCATTTGATAGAATTAATGTTAGAAGATTGTTTTTATATCTCGAAAAGAACACACAAAGTGTTTTGAAATATTTCCTATTCGAACCCAATACGTTCTCAACCAGAACTCGTCTGGTTGGTGCTCTGACTCCGGTTTTCGAAAAAGCCAGAATTAACGATGGTGTCTATGACTATCAGATAGTATGTGACGAGAGGAATAATACTCCTGATGTTATCGATGCTAATGAACTTAGGGTATCTCTATACATCCAACCAGTTAGAACTGCTGAATATATTTTGGCTGACTTCATTGCTACTCGAACAGGGGTCAATTTTAACGAATTGATTGGTTAATTAAATAAAAATAAAGACTTGAAAAGGTCTTTATTTTTTTGTATAATAGTGTAATTAATACTATGACATACGATCTCAAAATTATAAACGACATTAAAACAAATCTCATAAAAACAGATGGAGAAACCGTAAATTCCGCAATTATTCGACGGGATTGGTTCAAGTCATCGGAAACATATAAAACTATATTAAAAATTACTCATTTTTTGGATATCAAAAATCCATCAGTAAGTGAAAGAATATATTGTATTATGAATGGCATAGAAAAATCTCCTACATGTAAATTTTGTAATATATACGAGAAAAGGTTTGTATCATCTAAGCAAGGATACAGATCATGTATCAATAAAAAATGCCAAAGAATGTATAAAAAATGGAAAAGTCCATCAAAAAATAAAATAGATAATTATGCTCAATTATGTTTGGAACTATCCGATAAATTTAAATCAAACCAGTATAACCTATCAGAAATCTCTAAATTAAAAGAATATATAGAGATGAAGGTAGATAGAAAATATAAAAATATATCATATGTAAATCCGAAGATTATTAAAAATGATTTCGATTTTCTTTTAAGTGCCGTATATTATACCCAAGATATATTACCACTAACATCTGATAAAACATCTTTAAATATGAGCGAACGGTATTTTTTAATAGTAAATGATCTAAAAACACCCCAAAAATGTTTGTGCGGTAATAATAGAAAATTTTTGAATTTTTATTCCGGATATCAGAAAGAGTGTGGAAATGTATGTAGGCGCGGGAAGAGGTTAATAGAAATTAAAGACAATGTTTTAGACACCCAAAATATGACAATATTATCAGATTTTAATACTCTAAAAAATAATACGTTTCAAATCCAATGTAATGAGTGCAATAAGATCCATGAAAGATCGTTAACCAATGCGCGTTGGATGGATATATATTGTCCAACATGTTATGGTGATGCTAATTCTTCAAAGGAAGAAAAAGATGTTTTGGCGTATATCCAAACCTTATATTCTGGTGAAATATTAGAAAATTCCAAAATCGATAATTTAGAAATAGATATTTTGTTACCCGATATAGGTGTGGGGTTTGAATATGATGGTCTTCTTTGGCATTCTTTTGGATCAAACTTTCCTAACAATCAAGACAAAGAAAAAAATAATAAAAATAGAGGATTAATAAAAACCAAAAAATGTGAAGAATCTAATATTAAACTTTTTCATATCAATTCAGATGAGTGGTATTCTCCAAATAATAAAGATATCTGGAAATCTATGATTCGTAATGCACTGGGAAAATCTAATAGAATATATGCACGAAAATGCTCTATTGTTAACGATCTACCATTCGAAGAAGTCCGAAAATTTCTAGAAAATAATCATTTACAGGGGCACGACAAAAGTCCTATAAGATCTGGATTATATTTTGATGGGGAATTGGTCTCTATTATGACATTTTCAAAACCCAGATTTAATAAATCATATGAATATGAACTTGTTCGTTTTTGTAATAAAAAAAATTGTGGAGTTATTGGTGGTGCTTCTAAACTATTTTCGAACTTTCTAAAAATTTACAATCCTCTATCTGTTATCAGTTATGCCGACAGACGGTATAGCGGTGGTAATTTATACAAATCGTTGGGGTTTTCGTTTAAAGAAAATACAAGAATTGGATATTTTTATATTAAAAATATCGGAACCAAAACATATAAAAAAGTATCTAGAGTTTCGGCCCAGAAACATAAACTCCCAAAGTTCCTAGAAAAATTTGATGAAAATTTGACCGAAGTTGAAAATATGTTTATGAATGAGTATAGAAGAGTTTGGAATTGTGGCAATTCTACATTCATTTATCGTAGACTGTAAGCCTTTTTATATAAGTATTTTAAATTATGAGTGGATTATTAGACCAAACCGGAATTGAAAACTTCTATGATGTAGCATCGGTAAACGATTTTGCAAGAAAAAACTTATTTAGAGTAGTTGCCCTTGGTGGGCAGAGGTTTAATCTTAATGAACTTATCTATATGGAGACAGCAATTCTTCCTGAAAGAGAGATCACCAACATCCAAATCCCATTTATGGGATTAGATTTCAATGCGCCGGGAACCGCGAAGTATCCCGGTTCTAGTGATTGGAACGTTCTTTTTCGTATGCCTCAAAACCTTTCTATCCGTAGAAAGTTAGAAGACTGGTCGAACTACATATTCAACGACCAGACATCAACGGGTGCATATGATATCCCTAATAAGGACGTTTCTAACCAAACTATCATTACTCTGATAGATAAGCAAGGAAATCCAATTAGAACATATACACTCTTCGGGTGTTATTGTCGTAAAGTCGGAACCTTTGATTTAGATATGAAAGATACTGGAACCCTTGTAACAACAACCGCTTCTATCGCATATCAATATTTCCGTTTATCTCGTTAATTTGATCTTATTTCCATAATTAGTTTTATGGCAACCGGAGCACAAAGTCCTTACGAATATTATCTAGAGCTTCTAGGTAATTGGTCAACTAATATAGCACTACCTACTTTATGGTACTGCCATTTTCATCTAGATTCGGTCAATTGTCTAAAAGGCACTCTAAATAACCAATTAGGTAATTATGAATCTGCTCTAGGAAATAATGGTTGGGGTATCAACAAGGAGAGTGTTAAACACCTGATCGATGGACGGTTACAGTATGCAACCGACAGTTTAATTGGTTGTGTATTTGCCAAACAGGTAAATTTACCGGGAGAACTCATAAAGACTAGTCATGAGGGTTTAGATTATGGTGGATTCATGGCACCAGCAACTACCAATGGTAGACGCGATGTTGAAAATTTACAAATAACTTTACTGGAGACTAATCTATCGTTTCTTGATTTAGTCATACGACCTTGGAGTATTCTAGTCGGTTATAATGGGTTTGTTGCGCGATCTAAAAAATCCATTAAAAATGTAAAATGTTCTCAATGTGATATCGTGATGTTATCAAAGGCTGGGCCTGATAATCCTTTAAGTATTAGAAAGATTTTTAGATTTTATAATATTGCACCAATGGATATTTCTGGGGAATCATATAGTCATATGACAGATGCTCTCAAAACAACTCAGGTTAATTTTGCATACGATGGTTACACGGTTCTAGGATAAGTAGACTTTTACCATTTTACTTGTAAGTTTTTTTATGCGTTACCATTACACTGTTGAATTACCATTCACCAAAACGGTGTTAACATATAGAGAGATTACCACAGAAGAACAATTGGATTTAGGTAAAGCGCAATATTCTTTTTCGGATAATTCTTTAGGATATTTTAAATTTGTTTACAACATAGTAGAAAATTGCGTATCTAATAAAGATGATCTATCTAAGATTGATATAATAGAATTTATACTATTCTCTATAAAGCTAAGAATCGTAAGTGTTGGGTCATCTATCGAATTATATAGTAAGATCGATGGACAAAATACAAAAATAACCTTAGATTTAAACACATTGTTGAAAAATATATACACTCTGATGGAGAAATATACCTACGATTTTTCACATAACGCGATTCGGGTTAAGATAGGATTCCCATATATTGCAGATCTTCCAGAATTTTTAAGTTTGGAAAACGATTCTAATTCTATATCAGAAACTTTCCCACTTTTTATCAAAGATCTTACCCCATTTAAATTTAAATTGAAATGGTCAGATTTATCAACAAAATCTAAAAGAATTGTGTTTGGTAATTTACCTGTGTCATTATCCAACGAGATTCAAACCAATATTTTAAAAACTTTGAAAGGTGCTTCCGAAGAAGATATATTCGCATTAGAAATTTTCAAAGATTTCCGAATCAACATGTATAACAACACTATTCATGAACTTATAAAATTGGTTTGTTCGTATGATATCAAGAGTATCCATAGTGAAATTTATGTATTATCGGCATTAGGTCCAAATTATATAAAAAGTTTGTCACCCAACGAACGAAAAATTTATCTTTCTCTATATATTCAGGATAAGAATACAAAAGGAAACTCGTCAAATCCATCAGAAGGGGCCACAAACGAACAGACAAGCCCCGTAGACGCTTTGGCTCTTGAATTTGGGCAAAGCCCTATAAATAGTTAAAATATGAGCACCGAAGACATTGTAGAAGAAATTGTAGATAAAAATGAATTTGATTTTAATAGTGCATTAAGTGCATTATCTGATCTGGTAGACACTTACAGTAGTGATGTATATATCCCATCAACCAAAAGTGATTTGAAACTAAGGGAGATCAATGCAAACCAACAGAAAGAACTTATTGGGTCATCGGTTGACAATTCTTTATACAACACGGTATTCATTATATCTTTTTATAAAATCCTAGTCGAATTGTTAGGTGATGAAATCCTCAAAACTTTGACGGTTTTTGATAAAGCATCACTTGTTCTTGGGGTGAGAAAACAAATTTCGGATGTGTTGATGGTTCGCTTCGATGAAAAATCCGAAGAATCTTCCAAAATTTCTCTCGATGTAATTCTAAAACAAATCAAAAAAAATTATCAACATCCCAAACCCACAAAGTTGGGAGATAAGAAATTGTCGGTTACTGTTTCTACACCTTCTATATATACAGAGTTCTTATATGAAGATCTGATGCACAAAAAAGAAAAGACTGTCAATGATATTAAGACATCACAAGATGTTAAAGACATAATTTCGAAAGAATTTCTAGGAGAGATTTCTAAATATGTTAAATTGGTTAGTATGGGTAAAGATCATATCGATTTTGACACTCTAACATTTCCGCAAAAGATTCGATTGGTTGAGAAATTGCCTAGTAGCATCGTTCAGGAGATATTATCAAAGATATCTGATTGGAAAAAAGATCTAGAAAGTTATTTAATAGTTTCCGACGATTCTGGTAAGCAAGTTACCATCAAGATAGACCCTATTTTATTTGTTAATTAACTCTTTAGGCCATAATTATTTAATATGGCCGAGTTAGACATTGATGCAGTAATTTCGAGATTAACATTTGATCCTATTAATGGGGATGATCTGTTAAAAATCATATTCCAAAATGTAGACTCATCGGCAATATCCTCAAGTTTAAAGGATACTGTTATAAATCCCCTTATCAATAAGATAAGATTTTTATACGAAAAAGCCGGGACCAATGTTCAAGATCTAACGAATAACAAGGACAAGCTCGCAAAGATATCTGAGCCTGCTGGTTTATTTGAGTTTTCGAAGAAGGCTACCTATGCCAAAGATTTAGGAGAAAAGGTTATTTCTCCTATAGTGAGCAAACTAAAAAGTTTGTATAGTAAGGTCGAAAAAGAAATTGATGATAATCAAGATGAAAAGATCGGTGCAATGGCTGATCCGACTGGTATCATCGAACTTAGAAAAGATTCTAAAGATAGGATAAAGGATGTTATCGATAAGATGACATCGCGTATATCTGGTGATACATCACCAGATATTAAATCCTATTCCAACCAATCAAATGATTCGGATAATATAAAAATATCGGATGATGGTGTTTCATCGGTCCGATTTAGTGATGGTGGTCTAAAAGAACTTTTATCATCGGTATTAACAGTAAAAATTCAAAAATCTGGTAGCGAACAAGATACATTCGATGATCCGTCTGATAAAGGTAATAATATATCGGACGCTCTCGCGCAAGCATTTGAGAAAATTGGACTTTCTAAAAACTTAGAAAAATTAGAAAGAAGTAATAATTCTATAATAGATGTTCTTAAAGAGTTAAATTTGGACCCCAACAAGACTATGGGGATTCTGGGTATGATAGCCGCTGGTGCCGCTCTAGTAGGTGTGGTGGGGATGTTTTGGGGTAGTCATATCAAGCCATGGATCGAAGAAAAATTCGGTATTAAATTTGATTTTCTGGATAAATTTAGTGGTATATTCGAATCTATAGAAAAATGGTTTTATGTTGGTGGTGCTGCCGCTGGTGGTGCTGCATTAAGAATAGGTGGAGAAATTTTTGAAACTGCCGGAAAACTTGGTGAGAAAATGATAGGGAAAGTATTTTCGGCTCTTCTAGGCGAAGGTGCTGAAAAGGGGTTAGGCGCAGGAACTATGAAGCTATTATCAGGAGCAACCGTTAAAAAGATTCTAGGTAAAACTTTAGGCAATGTTGGTAAGGCCGCTTTGAGGGGAATTCCTATTATCGGATCTTTGATTAGTTTGGGATTTGCTATTGACAACTTTCAAAAAGGCAACACAACCCAAGGGTTATTGGATTTATTAAACGGAGTAGTTGGTTTAATCCCCGGTGTTGGTATTCCATT